ACTGCTAAAACAGGATCACCAGCATTATCTGAATAGGCATACATCCCAATAGGTGCGCCTGTAAGTGCTGTGTTTCTAAGTTTTTCCCAGCCACCAATAGGTTTTAGGTAGCCATTTTCAAAGCGAACTAAATCCCCGTCAACCCAACGGCCTTTGTTGCCATAGTCAGTTCCGTTTTTGACTATGCCTGCGGGTGGAGTAACTGGAATGAGTGCCATTCACTTATGATCCTATGGTTTTAGTTTCTTTTGTTGGTGTTACTTTCTCTGCGATTTGTGCATCAATGCCTGATTTTAAAGATGTAACTTCATCACTTCCCAAAGCTGATTCAACCCAACCTTGAACATTTGATGCGGTTACAGAATCAAAAGCTGTAAAGCTAGATAAGTCTGATACATCTAAACTGATAGAGCCATAAACAGAACCCTGTTGAGGATTTCCGTCTGCATTATTATTTGCATCATCTTCGCCTGTTAATCTCCAATGAACGTTATAAATAACATCACTTTCTGTATTTGAGTTATCGTCTGTGTGGCTAGGGTAAGTGTCCACAGTTTTTACATCCCAAGTATATGAAATTGCCATTATGCGTTCTCCAATGTTGTGATTCGAGCTTCAAGCTCTTGTATAGTTTTTACAAGTAAAGGTACGAGTTTTGCTTGGTCTATTTGTTGATAAACATCTTTTTCTAAAGAAGCAACCCATGTGCTATCGGATGGATATGTTGATTCTGTTTTTACATCTCCAACTGAAACACCTTCAGGTAAAATATCATCTTCTGTCCAAAGAATTGCATCAGCTTTACCTGCTGTCCAATCATCTTCAGATACTCCTTCGGCTAAAATAAATCCACCTGCTTCTCTTACAACATTTGTATGAGTTTTTGTTGCATCTTTTGTACCTGTAATTGATTCAGGAACAATATCCTCAACTTCGTGAGCTAAGAACCCATCAACTAAAGTGTTTGTATCATCTGCTATCCAATTAAATCTTGCAGGTTTAAGTTGCTTTAATCTAGTTGTAGCATCCCATGTATAATCTACATTTTCTTTAAGTCTGTAGTCTGAACTGGTATTAAATGCTGTACCCCCAGCACCACTAGCAATACCACCAACTTGAGTATTACCACCATCAATTAAAAAAGCAAAAGGGTCGTATGCACCTGTACCTGATGTGTTTTTAACTACACAGGCTAATCCTGAATTGATTGAATGTATAAGCATACATCTTTTACCACTTGATTGCTCTGCTGCTACTGTCACTCTATGAGTTGTATCAGGACCTCCTCCCATACCTAAATTACCTGAACCATTAATAACTAATCTTTCTGCACTTGCTGTTTGACTGTAAATAGCAAAATTATCATTTGTTTGGCAATTTACATCCCAATCAACAGCATCATTTTTTAATCTTAAAGAAGCACTTGAGTTAGTTCCTGCTTGAATCGTCATTGCGGTGCTTGAAGCACTTTCTATATGGAAAAGAGAATCATTGCTTGTAGTACCAATCATTAGGTTTCCTGAACGATCCAATCTCATTCGCTCTGTAAGCGTTCCACTTACTTCTGCTGCGTTATCTGCTGTAGTTAAAAATTTAAGACCTACACCACCTGCACTTGCATCTCTTACTGATTCAATTCTTGAGCCTTTTGCTTCGCCCTCTCTTACAAAATCAATACCTGAAGAAAAATTAGAAGACCCATCTAAATCAGATTCAATTGTTATAGTTGTATTTGTATTATCTGAATCGACAAGTAAGCTATCAAAGCTTGTTAAATTTGATGTTACTTTTGTTAATGCCATTTGTTTTTATCTCCTACCTGATGGTATAAAGTCTATATAAAATCCGTTAATAGTATATGGAGCTTTAGTATCATCACTAATAATTGTAAAGTTATTACTTGTACCACTTCCTTGTAGTGGGATTCGTACCATTGGACTTTCTGCTCCTCCAAATACGTTAGTGTTAAAAAGGGCTTCACCAAACAATGCTGGTGGGTTAATCGTACCTAAATCAAATAGATTAGGTGGTTGTGGTGTATCGGTATTACCGTAATCAAACCTAACTTGTACGTCAGGACTTACCACACCTTCAGAACTTGCAGACACTCTCATGTAGTGTAAAGTTTTTAAAGTTCCTAAATCTCCGTAGTCGTAATCGGGTGTTCCGAATCGAGCAAGTATGTTAGACCCATCAAAGTCGTTACCTGAATCGTGTACGTAAACGTAGCCATCAGTATCACCATGATAATATTCTTCAATACCATTTTCGTTAAATCCTGAACCTATCTCCGTTACTTCTAAAGCTCTTGTTTCTGACCACTGAAAACCATTGGGTCTTAATGTTCCTATAATGCCTCTTTGTTGGTTTTTGTTCAAAGAGGTGTTTGCGTAAAATAATCTGTATTGTGACTTCTCTCTAATAACAACACTGCTAATTACAAAGTTATTAATAGATTCTGCTAAGTCTGTAAGGATTGGCTGTATCGCTTTACTTACTGTTCCTAACTCAACGTCACCAATTCTCGCTGTACCAGCAACTGTTCTGAGTCCATCCGGTGCTAAAAATATCAAGTCACCAGCAATCTCTTGAATGCTATAACCTGATAAACATCCAACGTTTTCAGTAATTAGGTCTATTCTAGTATTAGAGCTATCATTAATATTGACAAGCTTATGAATACTATTTTCTGCAAAGACAATTAAATCTTCACGGAAGCCTTTAATTCCTACAACTTGGTCCGATATAGTTATCGAACCTGCACCCGAACCTGTAAAATTATTCGGGTCATTATAAACACTATAATAAACTGTGTTTAAATTATTACTTACTCCTGCTGCAATTAAGTGATGGTCGTGAATTGCAATAAATTTTACAGATTCACTTCCTGTTACACCTATTTCTTTTGTAAAAAATGTTCTGCTTGTTAAAGCTCCTGTGCCTTCCATCCTAAAAGACCAAAGCTCATTAGCTCCATCAGCAATAATAAGTTCACCATAGTCATAGTCAGGTCCTTCAAAAAGTACAAACTGACATTGACCTTGACCTGTTCTAGTAGTAACTGATTTACCTGTAAAGGTTGAATAGTTATCACCACCACCGGCAGACAATTTATTTATTTCTAGCCATGAAGTTCCATCTTGACTAAAATAAATACTTGTTCCAGCAGTTACAACGACACCATCTGCATAAGGTGTAACACCTAATATGTTTGTTGCACCACCTGTTGGTTGTACAGAACTTGTTCCTCCAAACTTTGTATAACCATTGATTCGTCTATATCCGCCTTCAATAGATACTTCAAAGTTTCTAAGTTCTCGTGCTACTCCGGGAGATTTAAGTAAGTCAATCTGATTTGATGACTTTACTAAGCCTCCGTCACATGCAACGGTGTATGGTTGTGAACGTGCCATAATTTAAAAATATCTTCTATCGTCTGTCATTGCTCGTGGTGTTGGATTGATAAGATTAGACTTCATATATTTTAAAGCTTTCTTGTAATCATCCAAAGCAAAGGCAGCTTGTTGTGGGCTTTCTTTAAATTGCCACACATAGTAACGTACTCTAGAAGTTATTACGTTACTGTATTGTTCGGGAAAAACTATAGTGTCATCGTGTGCACTAAGTTTTGTAGGTTTTTCAAAAGCATAAAAATGTACGTTGTATGCTTTATCAGGAATAGGACTTAGTCCAAACTTCCTTGAGTCCGGTGATTTAATTACAAACTTAGGCTCACCGTAGGCTTGTGTATCTGCATCATCAGCATTCTCACTATCTCTATAGAAACGTTTCCAATCTGCAAGATTTAAAAACTTTAAACCTTTTGAAACGTATGGAGCTGATTCGCCTGATACATTAATTGTTGTGATATAAAAATCATCCCAATCTATTGAACCATAATCACTTGCTAAATTAGAACTTCCTGCTTTTAACAAGTACCATCTTGTACCTGCTGAAGTTTCAACAGTTACATTTCCATAGAATGGGTCAGTTGCACCACTTAACCCTGCTGAAAAGAAAGGTAGTTGTGGTTCTTGATTTGCAATATCAAAGATAGATTTATTGACTGCATCCTTGACAAACTGTTGTAGACCTACAGCACTTGCAAAGTTTGCAGAGGTCAGAGGTATTTCGTTGAGTTCTCTAAGAACTTCGTTAGTTATGTCAAGATATGTTGTAGCCATTATTTTTTATGAACCTTTTGAATTGCAAAGTTTGCAGATTTACTTGCACCCTTATGTGGCTTGTAACCACCTACAGGGTCCTTCATTAATTTGTAAGACTTACCGGACTTCATCCAGTGATAGCCTTTAGGTGCTGGGACTTTCATGTTTAGTTAGGTTTAGCAACTTCCATAACGTTACCACCAATATACATGCCTTTTCTTTTTTTCATGTACATGCCACTACCAGCTTTTACACGTTTACCGTACATCATTTTTTTTCTTTTCTTTTCGCTTGGTTTATGTCCTGCCATTACTTTCTTTCTCCAATTTTTTTAGTTTTTTCAACATAACTTCCAACTGTTAAACTTTCGTTATATCCAGTCATCTCTTTACACTTTTCTTCCTTTTCCTCAATTGAATTGTAGTATTCTACATTTCCACTTGGGTTTGGATTTCCTGTCATTTGTTCTTCCATTTTATCTCCTATAAAAAGTGGAGGAGTCCGAAGACTCCCCCGATTGACACTTAGTCAATACCGTAGAAAGCTGATACTAAAGCTTCACCTCTAAGTACTTTCGCACCGTAGACATGAAGACCTCTAACGATATCACCAAAACTTGAAGGGTCACGAAGAACCTCAGTTGAGACGATAGTTTGAGCAGTAGCAGTAGATGAGATATGACCAGCTAAACATTTACCAGCAGCATTAGTTGTTGCAGCAATGTTATTAGATTTGTACATATCAAATCCTCTTAGTTTTCCACTTGATACTAAACCATTTCTGATTGAACCTTGACCTGCGTTGAAGTCAACAGATAGTAGTTTAGAAGAAGCTTGACCTAGAACTTCGTAGAAGTCAGGACTTGCAACGAACCAACGACCTTCTTCAGGTACGTTTTGCTCGTCTAATAGTCTTGCCATTCTAGCCATAACGTCTATTGGGTCATGCTCACTGGAACCAAATCCAATGTCTAAGTTACCTGTTCCATCAAATGTACCAGCAGCTAAATCAGTAGCGTTGTCAGAACCTAACACGTGGTCAGGACCTGAACTTGAAACACCACTAAACATAGTTGCTATTACAGCAGCATCAAAAGAATCTTTTAATGCATATGCAGCAGATGAAGATGCCACTTCTTTAAAGTTGACATGTGACATTTTAGTTTCAATATCATCTACGATGAATTTGAAAGCTTTTGCACTATCAACAACAAGTGAAGTTTCAGCATCAGTTAACAAGGTTTGAGTTGTATCAGAACCCCTTGTGTAGTCTGATACAGAAATTACAGGTTCTTTAATAATCTTTACAGAGTCTCCATAAGCAGATATTTCACCAGCGTAATCAGTGTTAGTAATAGCTTCTACAACCGAAGATTTTCTGAAAAAGTTTAAAACCTTTTTAGAGTAAATCGAAGGTAGGAAGAAACTATTAGTTTGATTAGCTACACCGGCAGCAAAGTTACTGGCTGATGGAGAAGAACCTTCGTCAAAATATTGAGCCATGTTATACTCCTATAGTATAGTTTGTAAGTTAATAATTATTTTGCTATTCTGCCTTCGGACATTGCTTGACTTATTTCTTTTTCAAACTTATCAAACTCATCCATCGACATATTAGCAATTTCCCTTTCAGTCCAAACTTTCTCGCTTTTAGGTTCAACCGCAGTTGTTTTAGTTGAAACCATATCAGCAGCAGATTTCTTGGACTGTTTAGAATCTGACTTCTTAGGTGCAGAATCTATGCCAATATCACGTTTAAATAAATCCAAAGCTCTTGAAGCTAGGTCAGCATCGTCAGCATTTTTGTATATCCAATCTTGAATAGACTTAGGCTGTTCTTTTGCCCACCCATGAAAATCATCACTGTTTCTGATATCTTCAAAATCAGGATGCTTATCCATCAATCGCTTTTCAGCATCTTTACGAACTAACTCTTTTTCACGTTCTTGTAGTCTTTCAAGTTTCTCTTTTAAGTCTTTAGATTTCTCTTCAGCCTGTAAATGTGAAACAGTTTCTACAACTTCGTAAACATCAGGATACTCTTTTCTAAACTGTTCTATTTCTTCCTGAGATTTAGGAGCTTTGTAGGTTGGTCTATTTTTAGTAGCTTCATCTATTAGCTCTTGTTCTCTAGCTTTGAACTCATCTAGCTTAGAGTCATAATGCTTTTTCAAGTCATCGTAACGTTTTTTGTAGTCAGGTTTCTTATAAGGTTGGTCTTTAGGACTTTCCTGTTGAACTTCCTGTTCTACTTCTTGTTCAGGTTGTTTTCCTTTTGCTTTAGGTTTGTCAAAATACATTCCTGTTGCATCTTGAAAATTTTCCTCAACATCCGTATGCCATGATTTTTTTTGGTTGTAAGGATTGGCATTATCCTCTTGTACTTCAGTAGTCATATTCTTTTCTCCTACTCAGGGCTTCGTTTTAACAAGGTAGCTGCGATGTGCACTTGCAGGGCTTGTCTTGTAAAGGTAGCCTTTCGGTTTATAAAATGATAGAGTGCCTATGACGTCTTGGGTAGCTCTATCGCCTTTTTAGCTTCTGACGTGTTGTTGGTTGGGGTCTAGCATCATATTAGCTTTGATACCTTTCGATATCTCATCTTCATCTTCTACCATTCTCCCAGCAGAATCAACTGTTTCTTTAACGACTCTAATCTCCTGTCTAGCAGGTTCATCATCGCCTTTAACGACTACAGTCTCTTCATCCATTTCACCGCCATTCGCCATTCCTTGTCTTTCATCTGCTTTCATTTCTGCATCTTTCATCATTGCCATTAAGTTGTCGGCTCCGATTTCTTCTACAGCTTTTGCAGTGAAGACAAATTCTCCATCAGATAACCGTGCAGGTATACTGTCGGAGACTCCTGTGCCCGGACCCTCAACAGGTCCTGACCCAGCAAATTCTGAAGCAACTTCTACTACTTTATCAAATAGCATAGATAGTTGCTCATCTTGTTCTAGTTTTGACATTAGCATATCTTCTTCTTCTTCTGATAATGCTTCGTCAAGTATAAAATCTAAATAGTTGTCCTCCATCTCTTCGTCTGATTCCATTGGAGGTTCTTGTTCGTTGCTCATTAACATAGACATTTGATCGTCTATTTCTCCACCCTCTTGAAAAACTCCTCTTCCTTTTAAAACATCAGCGTAAGTAACTTCACCATCTTTATTTAAATCAGGAAAACTACCACCGTCTGCTTTTCTCATTCTATCAGATACTTCAGCTTTTTCTTCGATCATTTTCTTTTCAAGCTCATTAATCTGACGAACTATATCTTGAGCATCTTTTTCTTGACCACTGTCAACAGCTCTTTGATATACATCCATAAGAAACCTCATTTGTTTTTGATCTTCGGTTTCTGTATCAGTTGTTCCTTTATTGTATTTTATTCTATCGTCTTGTAACATTAGTCTTCCTTTCTATTGAGGGCTTCTTTAACCTGCTCCGGTAGCTGCTCCAATCGTACCACTGAATTCACTTTCCCCTGCAACCGGAACATTTCCGATTCCGATGTTGCCACCGCCAGTGCCTGTAGGTCCAAGTTCTTGAGGTTGAGCAGGTGTTCCTGCAAGACTTCCCATACCTCCGGGTTGTTGACTATCGGGTTGAGCTTCCTCGCCAATTGTTTGTCCAGCATTTTGCATTCCTATTATTTGTGCCATGATAGCTGCTTCTTCAGGATCGTTGAGTATTTCA